TCAGGTCGACGTGGCTGCGTGTCTCAAAGTCCAGATTGACTATCATAGTTAGCTCCTAGGGCTGGCGGACAAATCCGCGGATTTAGATACTAGCAAAAAAACGGGGAGACCGCAAGGCCTCCCCCAAGGCTACCGCACCACACACATTTAAATCTCGCAGACCCCCGCCGTGCAGGCCAGCATCTGGGCACCCTCCACGTTGTCGGTGAGCTCACGGAACTCCTCCCACTTGATCGTGGGCATCGCGGCCTTCATCGCCTCATACTCGGCCTCGGTGCAGGTCTCGTAGGGAGCCTGACGGTACGTCCCACCGTCGTAGGGCAGGAAGGAGACCCCGCTTATCTCGTCGAAGTGCTCCCAGACCCACGCCCCAACCGAGGGCCAGTCTTTTTCCTCCACGGAGATGGTCACGGAGGGCTTGTGCTCGCACCAGTGCCGCTGGTAGGCCAGCCACAGCTCGAGGTGCTGGATGGGTGTCACCCCGTCCCGTGTGAGCCCCGCCGGGGCGCGCTGGGGGAAGCTGAACACGGTGGTCTGCGTGGGCTTGTAGACGCAGTCCTCCGCCGGCACGCCCTGTGAGATAAGGAACTGCGAGAGGGGGTCCTTCTTGTCCCCCCGCACGCGGCGGATGTAGTGCTTGGCGTGGCGGGGGTGTATCCCCGAGGCCGAGTTGACCAGCTGGCTGACCGTCCCCGATGGCTTCACGCAGGTGATGGCCGTGCTGGCGGGTATCCCCAGCTTGGCGGCCAGCTCCACGTTGACGGTGCGGGCGTAGGCGCGCAGCTCGGCCAGCGTGGCGTTGAGCTCGGGGCCTGTCGTGCACAGTGACGTGTTGTCGAAGATGCCCGTCATGGAGACACCCAAGAGACGCTCCTCCTCGGTGTTCTTCTGCCAGAGCTTGCGCAGGTACGGGAACTTGGTGAAGGTTGACTGCACCGTCCCCAGCAGGGTGGCTATGCGCACCTTGCGCTTGATGTCCTCAAATGAGTCCTCCGCGCGCACCACCACCTCGGTCAGGTTGCAGAACTGGTACGGCCGCAGGATGATCTCCGAGCAGGGGTTGGTGCCAAACTCGTGATCCGGGTCCCGGTTCTCGTACTTGGCCACGGCCTTCTTGGCCGCCTCACGGTTGAATATGCCGCGCTCCCCGGAGTGTGAGTTGTAGAGCGAGCTCCACTCCTCCATGAACTTCCCGACGCTCGGGGTCTCGTTGTAGACCGCCGAGTTGTTGGCCAGAGCCCTGTGCGGTGAGAGCTCCCACCACGGCCCCGCCTTGGCGTGGCGGATGCGCTCGTCGTCCAAGTCGGAGAGGCTAATCATCGCCGAGCGGCGCACGCCGCCCACGACCACCACCTCGCCCACCTTGCACATCAGGTCGTGGCACTCGAGGGAGTGCAGCCTGCGGCCCTTGGCGTTCTTGAACATGGCCACCGCGAACTCGAAGAGGTCCACGAGCGGCCCGGGGCCAGAGGCGCGGCCGCCGAAGGTCTTTAGTCGGGCGCCGGCGGCTCGGACGCGGGAGACGTCCCAGCGGGGTATCTCACCCGCGTACAGGTGCGCCAGCAGCAGCCGGAAGGACTTCGCCCAGCCCTCCTTGCTGTCGTGCACCATGATGGTGTGCTCGCTGGGGAACAGCGTCTCGGGAATCTCGGGGAGCTGGGTGATGTACTTCGACTCCACCGAGAACCCCACCCCGGTGCCGCAGAGCAGGATGAACATGGCCTCGTCGAAGGACTTGGGGTCGTCCACGGGCAGGTAGCTGCAGTTGTAGACGCAGGTGTTGTCCCTGTCCGCGCTCTTGCCGGCCGTCATGACGGCGCGCATGGAGGGCATGACCTCGAGGTTAAACACGGCGTCACGCACCTCCTTGCGCAGGACGGTGTCGTTGGTGATGGCCGGTGTGCGAGTGAAGATGTACTCGACAAAACGCTCGACGGTCTCGTCCCAGTTCTCGCGGCGGCCCTTGTCGTCGATGTACCGCGCGTAGCGGCTCGCTGCAATGTACTCTTGATATTGATCCATAGGTTTTATATTTGTGTGGTTGTGTGGTGTTGGGGGGCATTGGGTACTGGCTGCCCCCGGGCCAGTTTATTCAGTTACACAGCGTACCAGTCCTCCGCCAAAACGTCGGTTTGCGACGCCGTCCACGGGACCGTGTCCCCGTCGACAGTGCTCATGCTAATGTGTGGGCGGCAAGCGACGGGCCCGTTTTGAGTTCCGGGAACCAAGAAAAGAAACATCCCCTTCCCGTTCCAGCCATTGCGGGCCAGTTTGTCGCCCATCTTCAAATACTCAATTGCGTTGCCAAAATTCATGTTGCCTCCGAGTAGAGTACCCCCACCCTAGGGTGGGGGTTTGCCGCCTACAGGAACTTAGCCTTCGCCAAGGGTTTCTTTGCGCGAATTTTGTTCTCCGTCTGCTTGTTGATGCTGTTGGTCTCCCAGATGCTGCCCCGGGTGCCCATCTTGCTGGCCTTAGTGACAAACTCGAGGGCCTTGCCGATCCCCTCCTGATACATCTTCAGGAGCTCCACCGGGTTCTTGCTTTGCCAGTTGGCGTTGAGGTACAGGTTGACGCGGTCCTCCCCGTCCGACATTGACACCGAGATGTCGTAGTCGTCCGAACCCGCCGCGCTGCCCTGCACACTGATAAAGCCCAGCGTGTCGTGGTTAAACTTCACGTGGTCAACCTTTTCCCGCTTTGCTTTTGCCTTTGCCATGATGTATTTCCTTTCTGGGTTAGTTAAGCGAAGTCCTGAGCCGCCGAGGAGCCGCCGCCGAGCTTGTCGCCGTCCGCCGTCTTCTGGAGGTTGTTGAGTCCCACCGCGATGCCCTTGCTGCCCTGCTGGTTGTACGGGTAGAACGTCAGGGAGGCGCGGCCGTAGCAGCCAGAGTAGAAGTCCTCCGGGCTGATGATGGCGTTCATGTCGCCGTCAACGAGTCCCGGACGCTGCACCGAGTTGGCGTTGATGAAGTACGCGTTGGCGTAGGCCGCGTCGTCCTTCTCCTCGTCACCGTCGCGCAGGCCGCCCTTCAGACCCTTGGGCACCGTGCCGCCGAAGAACGCCGCGGCGCCAGCCTTGACCTCCTCGTAGGCGGCCTCGATCTTCTTGATGGTCTCCTTGTCGGACTTGGGGATGATGAGCGAGACCGAGAACTTGGGGGTCTTGCCCTCTTCAGAGGCAACCGGGGTGAACACGTTGGCGTAGCTGAAACGCACCTTGCCGGTCACGACTTTTACTTTTGTGGATTGTGCCATGGTTTAAATCTCCTAGTAACTACGTAAGCGCCGCACTTCAGTGGGGGACGGCGCGTCTGCCCCTTGCTTACCTACACTTATACAAACTCCGAGCCAAATAGCAAATCTTTTTTTGTCAGAAAAACAGGGTAGTTTTTCTGACATCATGCGTCGTAAAAAGCGCCGTGCTGAATCAGCGCCAACTTCATGGCCATCCCCGCGATCAGGTTCTGCACCGCCGCGGGGTCCTCCCGCATGTGGGGCACCTCCTGCGGTATCATCATCGACGCCGCGATGAGCTCCTTCAGGCCGGATAATACCACACGGTTGCGCTCCCGCACGGGCTCGGAGAACTTGTCGAAGAAGAACTCGATTTCCTCCTCCGAGACCCGGTACTTGCGGTCGAACATGTGCACGATCATGTCGTCACCATGTAGAGCCCCACGTTGCCGATGGCGTACCCGAGGTACATTACCCCCAGCCCCGTCTGCCCCTTCGCGAACTGCTCGGCGGAGATGGCGAGGTAGATCAGCCCCACGAGGATTATCAGCCACGGGCTCACGCGAAGTCCTTCTTGGCGTCCTCATCGACGCGTATGAGCTTCAGGGCTCCCTCGGGGCGGGTGATGAGCTCACCCAGCACCTGCTGTATGTGCTCCTTCTTCCCGACCTTCTCCAGCTTGGCGATGGACTTCAGGGCGCGGTTCTCCCATATCTTCGCCTCCTCGATCCCGGCCGCTATCAGCCGCTCCGCCGCCGCCACCTCGTCCGTTATCTTGCGGTGGGTCGTCCCACGCCCGAGGTGGTACCCGGGCGGGAGCGTCCCGTCGTTCACCGCGCGGTCGAGCGCCCAGACCTCCACGTCCGTGAGCCACGCCTTGACCTTCGAGGACTTGCCAAGAATCAACTCCATCTCACCAGAATCTAGCAGGGCCGGGGCGCGGAACTCGAGCTTGGCGATGTCGTTGTTGAAGTCCGACCGCGCCCGGCACTGGCTCTTCGCGCGGCAGAACTGGCAGTGATCCCCAGCAACAAACTCCCCCACCCCCGTCCACGCCTTCTTGGCCTTTTGCTTGACGAAGTAGTCCGCCCAGTCGAGGAGCCGCTCCACGGTCGTGTGGTCGGTCGTGATGGAGTCCAGACGGGGCTGGCATATCGTGTACTCCACCTCCGTGATGTTAGGGAACTCCTCCCGGTACTTGGCGTAGGCGCCGAGGGCGTACAGCCTCAGCTGCGGGTTGTCACGCGCGTCCACCGGGACGCCCTTCCCAAACTTCAGGTCGATGACCCGCACCTTGCGCTCGGAGAGGATCACGACGTCGGCCGTGCCGAACCCGTCGGGGGCCCACTCGGAGTAGTCCACGCGCTGCTCGAACAGGGGGCGGTCCCCCTCACCGATCTGGCTCCGTACGTAGACGACGTACCCGTCCACGTAGGACTCGAACTCGTCGTCGTAGTACTGCGTCGCCCTGACCTTGGCGTACTCCGCGGCGTACTCCTTCCCGGTCATCTGGTTGTAGGCGCGGCGCAGCTTAATGTCGGCCAAGGTGTGCGCCGTCGTCCCCTCCTCGGAGAAGTTGAACGCCCCGGGGGCTGACCTGCGCTCCGGGAGCGTGGCCTCGAGCCTCGCTGAGGGGGTGCAGGTGAGCCACCTCTTGGAGGAGGATGCGGATAGAATTGCGTGGGCTGTCATGTTTAGTCCTTTTCACTCTGGTTAGTCGTATAACTACTTATACAAAAAAATAGGAGCCTAGGGCTCCTATTTTTATATATTTTTTAGGCGGGGCGGATTTAGTCTTTTGTGTCCTTGAGTTGCTTTATCAGGTCGGTCACGGCGGCACCGAAGTCGATGTTGACGTCGGCCTTGACCTCCACCTTCTGCTCGCGCTGCTCCTTGTAGTCAAGCGGGAATTGCCCCCGGACGGCAATCTCCACCATCCGGGTGTTGAAGTTCTTGTTCTCCGCGTTGGCCAGCATCGTCCTCTCCCAGTGCGCCTGTGAGTGCACCAGCGCCAAGTCGAGGGTCTCCGCGAAGTCGGGGTACTTCTTCTTCCAGTGTGACGCGGTGGAGCTGGATATATCCAACACCGACCAGATCATCTTTTGTGACGCGCCGGCCTTCCCCATCTCGAGTATGGTGGGCAGCATCTTTACGTCGTACTTTGTGGCCATTTTTATTCTCTCTTTTACTGTACAGTAAATATTATATGGAATCCATCTTAATTACCCGGACGCACGACACCACGGTGTTCTCCATTCGCAAATCGCAAATTGCGTAAAAACACGGGGCGTTTTGATAACAAGGGACGCCCCGCGGACCCCCGGATCGCGGCTGTTAGGCCGCCATCATGAAACGCTCATCGTTGGCGTTTGTGGTTTTGCTCCATTTACGTCGGTCGCCTGACGCGCTGTCCGCTCCCCTACTCGTAGGCCCCGTCGAAACCCGTCGCCCCCACCAAAAAACACGCCGCCGGCGCTCTTTGGTGGAGGCGGGGGGAGTTGAACCCCCGTCCGAAACCTCTTTTGGGTCACATCAACCAGCGAAGTATAGGGGTGCCCGGTGGCGAGCTATGCCAACCCCGGGCGTCTTTATATTGATCCCCCTATAACTACATATACAAATTATTTGCCATTCTCGCCCCCCTGTTTGGCCATGTGCTCCTTGACCCGGCGCACCTCGGCGAGCGCCTGATTGATGATCGTCCGGGTGATGGCCCCGGCCAGCTCCGCCCTTTTGGGGTCGAGCTTGTGGGTGGGCTCCAAGGCGCCCACGAGGGTCGCCGCGGGGGTCTTCTGGAAGGGTGCGTCACTCATTGGGCACCACCATCTTCTCGCGCTGCGCGGCCTCGTAGGCCTCAATCTCGGCGGTGTGGTCTGCGCCCTGCTTCTGTATCAGCGCGATGAGCTTCGCCGACCGGACGTAGGGTGCGTCCCCGAGGATCGTCAAAATGGCGTTTGTTTCGTCCAACGAAAAACTAAAATTAAGTTGCGGCTGTTCCATATTTTGCTCCTTTTCTAAAATAAGGTAATACCCATTTTTCTGCGGATCGTTGCTACTGCCTTGGCGAGGTGGTACCTCCAGTATTTCTCCGTAACCTCAAGGTCGTCGTGGTTCTGCCCCAGCAGCATCGCCTCCACTATCTCCTGCTGCTCCACCGGCAACTCGTCGACAATGTTGCGGATGTCTAGGAGGTCATCACTGTCCCACGGCAGCCCCCGGTCCCCACTCTCGTGCAGCGGGTCGTCGTCCGGGTCGTCCCGCTCCAGTGGGTCGGGCTCCTCGTCAGACAGTCGGGGGGATGCTTTGTTCATTACATAGGTTGTGGGTTTCATTATATACTAATGCAAATTTAACGCTGAAAGTAAAGCGTCTTGTGTGTTAATTTTACCGACGAGCACTTCAAGTACCTGCTCGTCGATTGTGTCGGCAGCTATAAGGTGATGAAGCACAACTGGCTTCAACTGTCCCTGCCTGTAGACCCGCGCGTTGGCCTGTATGTACAGCTCGCTCGACCACGGGAGGTCAAACCAGACGCAGTGCGCCACCGAGTGGGTGTTGCACTGCAGGTTCAGTCCAATCCCCCCGGACTGGGGGTGGGCGAAGAGTACGGGAACTCGTCCCTCTCGCCAAGGCTCGATGTAACTGGTCTGTAGTACGCGTCCGTAGGGGAGGGCGCGCTGGAGTCGGGCAAGGCTCGATTGGAAATTGTAAAATATGATTGTCGGCGCTCCGTTTGCCTCCTCAATAATTGATTCGAGAAATTCAATCTTCGTGTCGTGTACATGTAGCGCCTCTTTCTCTTCGTTGTAGACCGCACCGGATGTGAATTGTAACAGCTTCCCGGCCAGCACGGCGGCCGTTACTGCGGTCACCGTGTCGCCGGCTATCTCCGCCACCATGGTCTTCTTCAGCTCCTTGTACTTCGCCATGACATCCGCGTCGAGCGGCAGCCTGTGCTCCACATTCATAAGTGGGGGCAGCTGCAGGTAGTCCGAGGCCTTTAGGGAGACGCAGATGTCCTTTATCTTCCCCTCGATCACGCCGGCGGCGCCATCGTTGAGCCCCCACGCGTAGACCACACCCGTGCGTTGGTTGCGGTCCGTGACGTGCATGTAGGTCTCCCTGAAGCTCGTCATGGACTTACCCAGCCGCTGCCCCAAGTCGAGGATGCCCACCTGAGACCACAGGTCGGCGTAGCCCTGCGGTGTCGGGGTGCCGGTCAGGATGAAGCGGCGCCTGAAGTCCTTGAGCACCCTCTTGAGCGCCTTGAAACGCTTCGAGGAGGGGTCCTTGAACCGGCTCGACTCGTCCACGATCAGGTACTCGAACTTGGTGCCCTGCTCGATCAGCCAGACCAAGTTCTCGACGTTGGTGATGTAGAGGTCGGCCTTGACCTCGAGCGCCGCCAGACGCTCCTTGGGGGTCCCCATGACCTTGGAGGCGCGCAGGTGGGCGAGGTGCGCCCACTGCTGGCACTCCTCGGCCCAGACCGACTCCGCCACCCGCTTGGGGGCCACAATCAGCGTCCTGCCCGGGGGGCTCTCGGCGATTAGTGTCAGCGCGGTGACAGTCTTACCGAGACCCGGCTCCATGAACAGCCCCAAATTGGGGGTGATCGTACTCAAATTGGGGACGATCGTACCCAATTTGAGAACATCGAGCTGGTACTGGTGCAGATCACTTTTCTGCCTCATCGAGGAACCTTTCTATTTCGGTTGTACTCCTTAGAATCTGTACGGGGAACCCAAGCGTGGATAGTGCTTGGAACATCACGCTCTGGCGGGGTGATACCCTTCCTGTCGCGGTCTTCAGCTCCACGAGGGGCACCCGCCGGTTCAGGAACACCAGCCTGTCCGGCACCCCCGTTACGCTGCTTGTCCACTTCAGGCACAGTCCCCCCGCCCCCTTGACCTTTTTTACCAGCGTCTTTTCTATCTCCCTCTCGAGCGGGTTTTTTGATTTTGCTTGCATAGTCCCTCCGGTACATTTCGATCGCCTTCATCGACTGCGCCACAATGTGCTCAGTCAAGTAGGCCCGTGTCTCCTCCCCGATCCTGTCGCGCTCCTCCCCGATGTGCTCGAAGACCCGCTCGGCGCAGTGCGTGGCCTCGTGCGCC